TGATAAGAATTTTTCTATAGATGAAATAATAGAAGATGCTTATGAAAGAATAGGTTTTCAAGGCGTAGCTGGTCATCAGTTGCGTACTGCAAGACGTTCTTTAAATATAATGTTTCAAGAATGGGCAAATAGAGGTCTTCATTATTGGGAAGTTGCAAACAACAATATTACTTTAGTTGCTGATCAAAAAGAGTATACTATGTTTAGATCAACAGGTGATGGCACATCTGATGCTACAGCTGTTTATGGAGTAGATGATGTATTAGAGGCGTCTTACAGAGCATCAAATATTGATACTCCTTTAACAAAAATAAATAGATCTACATATCAAGCATTATCTAATAAATCTTCTACAGGTCAACCCACACAATATTTTGTTCAAAGATTTATAGATAAAGTAACTATAACTTTATATTTAACACCTGGTTCCAATGAGGCAGGTAATTTTTTAAACTATTATTATGTAAAAAGAATTCAAGATGTGGGTGACTACACAAATGCAACTGATGTTCCATATAGATTTGTTCCTTGTATGGTATCTGGATTAGCATATTATTTATCACAAAAATTTAATCCACAACTTGTTCAACAAATGAAACTTTTATACGAAGATGAACTAAACAGAGCATTACAAGAAGATGGCTCTTCTTCTAGTTCATTTATAACACCTAAAACTTATTATCCAAATGTCTAAATTATCTAGTGGAAAATATGCAAAAGCAATATCTGATAGATCTGGTATGGAGTTTCCATATCAAGAAATGGTAAAAGAATGGAATGGCTCTTTTGTGCATATTTCAGAATTTGAGGCTAAACAACCACAATTAGAACCTAGAAGATATACAGGTGATCCTCAAGGATTAATGAATGCTAGACCTGCAAGAACAGAACCTGCAACACAAAATTTATTACCTGGCAATCCTTTTAGTTTAACAAGCGGATCTGCAAGTGTTACAGTAACAGAGCCAAATCATGGCAGATCAAACAGTGATACTGTTAGATTTAGAAATGTAGGCGGCAGCCCTGGAGGATTAGCTTATACAGTATTTGAAAATAGTTCAGGATTTAGTATAAGTAGTGTAACAACTAATACTTATGTGTTTGATTGCGGATCAAATGCTACAGTAACAGAAAAATCAGGAGGAGACTTTGTTACAGCAGGACCTGTAACACAGCAAGCATAATGGCAGGATTTACTTACGATAATTTAGTAACTGATATTAGAAACTACACAGAAGTAGATTCCAATGTATTAACTGCAGCTATTATTAATAGAATTATTGAAGATGCAGAATTTAAAATTTTAAGAGATGTTCCAATTGATGCATATAAAAAACAAAAAATTGGTAATTTAGTTACTGGACAAACAACAATAAATGTCCCTGCAAAAACTTTATTTGTAAAAGGTGTACAGGTTTATGAATCAACATCAGCAGCTACAGGAGCTAATACTTGGTTAGAAAAAAAAGATGAAACTTATCTACAAGAATATATTCCAGCTGAGACTTCAACAGGAACTCCTAAGTACTATGCCATGTTTGGTGGTGCTACAGGCGTCTCAGACACCACGTCAGGCCGTTTAATGCTAGCTCCGGCACCTAGTAGTACATTTAAGTTTAAAATACATTATGAGGCCATCCCTGATGGATTATCTAGCTCAAATACAACGACTTATATCAGCCTATATTTTCCAAATGGCTTATTATATGCATGTCTAGTAGAGGCATATGGATTTTTAAAAGGTCCAATAGATATGTTGACACTATACGAAAATAAGTATAAACAAGAACTAGAGAAGTTTGCTGCAGAGCAATTAGGTAGACGTAAAAGAGACGACTACACAGACGGAACTGTACGTATACCTATAACTTCAGCGAGACAATAGGAGATAAACTATGGCAATAACATCGGCAGTATGTACAAGTTTCAAAGTAGAAATCTTGAAAGGCGTTCACAATTTCACAGCATCATCTGGGGACACATTTAAATTAGCTTTATACACAAGTTCAGCTTCATTAGGAGCTGCTACTACAGCTTACACAACATCAAACGAAGTATCCGGATCTGGATACACAGCAAAAGGAAACGCACTTACAAGTGTTACACCGGTTGCTGACAGCACAACTGCAGTTTGTGATTTTGCAGACACTAGTTTTACGTCCGCATCTTTCACAGCAAGAGGTTGTATGATCTTTAATGAAGACGCAACAGGTGATCCAGCGGTTTGTGTAATCGATTTTGGTGCAGATAAAACTGTAACAAGTGGAACTTTTACAATTCAATTCCCAGCAGCAGACGCTTCAAACGCTATTGTGAGAATAGCATAAGGAGGAACTCCTTATGTCAAGTACCTGGGGACAAAATTCTTGGGGCGATAACTCGTGGCAGTCGAATACTGTTACAATAACTCCAACAGGTCAATCATCAACATCTTCAGTAGGTCAAGCAGAAGGCTTCAACTTAAAAGGTTGGGGTGGTACTGGTTGGAGTGTCGGAGAATGGGGAGAAATTGGTGATAATACTGTTGAATTAACTGGTGTATCTGCAACTACTTCAGTAAACGCAGCTGGTTTATTATCTTTTACATTAAATGGTTGGGGTAGAAATACTTGGAACTCTGAGCCTTGGGGTGACAGTAATAATCCTGTTGTAACATTAACTGGTCAAGGTTTAACTTCATCTGCTGGTTCAATTGAAGCTTTCAACGAAAAAGGTTGGGGTGGTAGAACTTGGAACAATGGTGAATGGGGACAAATTGGTGATAACAGAGTAGATTTAACTGGTTTATCACTAACAGCTTCTGTTGGTGCAACAATAGAAGCATACAACGAAGTAGGTTGGGGCCGTGATGGTTGGGGTGAAGAACTATGGGGTCAAGCAAATGACTTTGCTATAATTTTAACTGGATTAAGTTCAACTTCTTCTGTTGGTTCATTATCACCTGCGGATGTAATGGGTGTAACTGGACAATCTGCAACAACAAGTCTTGGTTCAGCAACTATGGTTGGAGACGTTTCAGTAACTCCAACAGGACAATCAGCAACTGCATCGCAAGGATCATTATCACCTGCAGATGTTATGAGTCCAACAGGACAATCAGCAACTGCATCACAAGGAGCCTTATCACCTGCGGATGTCATGGGTATAACCGGAGTAAGTGCTGAAGTTTCTTTAGGAAGTTCGGACATAACTACAAATCCTATAGTTATACCTACAGGACAATCAGCAACTGCATCACAAGGATCAATATCGCCTGCTGATGTAATGGGTGTAACAGGATTATCTTCTACATCTAGTTTAGGATCTGTTTCAATGATAGGAAATGTGTCTCCTACTTTAACAGGTCAATCTGCAACCGTTTCTATAGCTGCATTTGGTACTTCAACAGGCTTTGGAATTCAGGCATATTCTGATGTTGACACTGGTTCAAATTCATCGTATACAGATGTTGCAACGGGATCAAATACAAGTTATACTGACGCTGCATAATAGGAGAAAAATATGGCATCAACATATACACCTTTAGGAGTAGAACTTCAGGCAACTGGTGAAAACGCCGGTACATGGGGTACAAAAACTAATACAAATTTACAAATCTTAGAACAAATTTCTGGTGGATACATCGCAAAAGATATAGCGGGTGGTGCACAAACAACTGCATTAGCAGTTTCTGATGGAGCAACTGGTGCAGAACTATCTCACAGAATGATTGAGTTCACAGGAACTATTTCTGGAAATCAAATTGTAACAATACCTTTAGATGTTCAAACGTTTTATTTTTTAAGAAATTCAACATCAGGATCTCACACAGTTCAATTTAAATATGCAACTGGTTCAGGAGATTCTTTTACTTTTTCAGCAACAAACAAAGGTGATGCTCTTATATTTGCAACTGCAAATGATGGCACTAACCCTGATATTGATACAATATCTTTAGGTATGTCAGACATAGTTGAAGATACAACACCTCAATTAGGTGGTAATTTAGATACGAACTCTTTCATGATTGACTTTGATGATGATCATGGAATTAGAGATGAAAATGGTAACGAACAATTACAGTTTCAAACAACAGCTTCGGCAGTTAACCACTTTGATATAACAAATGCAGCAACAGGAAATAACCCTTCTATTACTGCAGTGGGTGATGATAGTAATATCAGCATTAATCTAGT